CACGCGGTCGCCCCGCTTATGCCGAATGACGGCATCGCCGAGCTTTCGCGTGAATGGTTTTGTTGCGGTGTACCATCCCATCGGATTCCCTCCGACTCCTCCTGCTTGAAAACCGTTCCGGGATGGGGGCGAAGGAGGTAAACCCCCACCCCGGAACTACACCCCCGCCGCGCTCCCCCTCTCAGGAGAGGTCAAGCAGCCTTAGCTGCCGACCCCCACCAGGATGTCGAAGGCCCGCTCGAACATCGGGCGACCACCGGCCAGAGCGTCGATGCGGTAGGCGATGCCGCCCTTCTTGAACTCCGCATGCTCGCTCCGCGCGATGGCGATCTCTTCCTCGATGGCGAACCAGTAGTGCATGAGGTTGCCGTACACGATGTCGCCCGGAGTGCCGATGTTGGAGCACCGGGTGCTGACGAACCACGGGTAGTTGAGCATCCGATCCAGCGGGCCGCTGCCCACGCTCATGCTGAAGATCGGCCGGCCCAGGGTGTCCGTGACGCCTTCCAGCGCCTGGAGCACCGAGTCGTCCATCATCCAGTTGGCGCCGGGGCGGTGGTGCGGCAGGACCGCATGCTTCATCGCCACCAGGTCCTTGTACTGGACCTTGCCGTTCTCCAGACGGGCGGTGGTGCGAACGCCGTCCATGACCCGGATGCCGAGGGGCATCTTCACGCCGCTGCCGTGCATGATCGCGTAGTCGAACTTCGCGATGAGCGCCTTGCGGAGCTTGTCCACCAGTTCGCCCTCGAAGTCCCACCGCGAGCGGCCGAGCAGCACCTTGGTGAAGCTCGTGTACGCCTTCAGCGGGTGGCAGTTGATGGTGATGCGCTCGACTTCCATCTCGGTGTCGGGTGCGTCCGTCTCCTCGTCCACCCACGTCACTTCGACGCCGCCGAACTCATTGGTGTCGTCCTGAACCAGACGAGTCTCCACGAGGGAGCCGCCGGTCACGGGCTTCTTGGTCACCCGCAGGAACAGGCTCGGCTCCTCGCTCGGCAGCTGGAGAATCTGCGTCCCGTAGTCCGGGTACAGCAGGTTGGCGCGACCGCCTTCCTCGTCCGTGTCGTGCGAGGTCATCGGCAGGTCTTTCCGGAACAGGCCGGGGAACATCTTGTTCATGATCCGGCGCGGAACGACCGCGACCGGCCCCTGGCTGTCCTTGGAGAGGTCTTTGTTCACGGGCTGGAGCGCGTCAATCGCGCGGTCGCCCATGCCCTTGGTGCCGTTCTGGACGAACTTGAAGAACAGTTCCTCCTTCTCCATCTCCTTGCGCCGCATGTCCGCCGCCTCGGCGCGGAGCTTCTTCTCGATGCTCGGCTCGCCGCCCGCGTCGTCATCGTCGTCCTTGCCGGAGAGGTCCACGCCCGCCGGGGGCACGGCCTTGGTCATCGTCTCGGAGTCCTGGAGCAGGCCGTCCACGCGCTTCTGCTCCTTCGCCTCGGCGATGGCCTTCTCCAGCTGGTCGGCGATCTCCTTGCGTTCCGCCACGGACGACTCATACGCCTTGGTCGCCGTCGCCAGTTCGTCCTCGTTGTTCTTCGCCTTGGCGTCCTCGACCATGCCCTTCATGGTTTCGATCTTCGCCACGGCCTTGCTCAGCTTCTCGCGCAATGCTTTCAACATCGCTTTCTCCTTAGTCTTGAAGTTCAAACAACTCTGCGTCCAACAGTGCCAGGCTGGCGCGAGCCTCCATTACGTCCGATTCCATCCGGTGCGGGTCGGGCATGCCGATCTGCGGCCTTTCGTCCTCGTCCGTGGCCTCCTCGCCCTGCGCCTTGCGGCCCGATTCCTCGGGTGCTTCGGCGGCCGGTGCGAGTACGGCCAGCTTCACGCTCAACAGCTTGGCTTCGACGATGCGGCCCTCGTCCTTCTGGACCGCCTCGTATTCCACGATCACTTCCGGGCCGTTCTTCCCGACCGGCTCGAACACCACCGGGAAGCGTCCCTTCGCCCTGTCGCCGATGGTCTTGCGGAAGGCATCCTCGGGCAGGCTCAGCGCCGACGCCTTGAACGTCGCCGTCTCCACCTCCCGGTTCTCCTCCTCGCCGCCCTCTTCGGCCTTGGGCTGACTCTTTTCCCACCCGTCGCGCAGCGCCTTGCGCAGCTCCTCCGACTCGGCCGTTTCCAGCGCCTTGCTCAGCGCGTCCGGGTTGGCCGGGACCGGCACGGCGGACAACTCGACCACCTCGGCCTCCAGCACGTGGAAGCCAAGCGGCTCGCCCTGCATCGCGGCCGTCGTGTCGTCCGGCTCGATCCGCTGCCAGCGCTTCGGAATGAATCCGATGCTCCACGCATTCAGATACCCCTCGGCGTAGAGCTTGAAGACCTCCAGCCCAAACGGCGTGTCCGCGAACTGCACCACGGCTTCCACCCTATCCGGCCTGACGTTGACGCTGAGCACCTTCGCAACCGGAGGCCGGTCCATGTCGTGCGCCCAAATCACCACCGGGTTCTTCAGGAAGTTGCCGAAGTCCAAACCGCGCGACTCCACGATGTCGCCCTGGCGGTCCCGCCTGGTCGTCGTGATGACCACCTCCAGCGTTCGCCGGGCAGTGTCCACCTTCTTGCGCTCCATCTCGAAGGCAGGCGCTCTCGTAGGCAGGGCCACCTCAATCACCATTGCTCTTCCTCCACAAATGCGGCCCGGTGGGGCTTGAAACGGAAAAAGGACACCTGCGGGAGTGCGCCCGCACTGGCGTCCTTTTTTCCGGGCCGACGAAAGCGATTGATCAGATCGCCAACGTTGCCCCACCGGGCTGTAGACCTACTCAGACGCTATCTCGCGCCGTTCTCCTCAAACCACCACAGGCAAAAGCACACACGCGCAATTCGGGTGGAGGGGCGGATGGTCCACCGCGAACGGCAGCTTCATGGTCCGCACGTCCTTGCCCCCCTCCTTGCCGTCAATTTCGACTCCGAACTCGTCGCCCGCTCTCCAGAACGGGTCGTCGATTTTCACCCGCGCACCGTCCATCATGCGGCACCAGGGACATACCGAATCGTCCTCGCTGGTCATCCACTCCAAGACAGTCACGCCCATCGTCTTGTACTCGGTGCGAATTCCGCTGTTGAAAGCCCAATTCGTATTCGTGTAGGCGATCATGCGGGCGCGGGCCAGCGAGAACTCCGGCATCTCCTCGCGAATCCTCTCCGCGATCTGGCGCGGCGTGAGTCCCTGATTCTTCTCCTCGTCCCAGTACGCACTCGCCGCCTGCCAAATGCTGTTGATCTTCGCCGCGTGGGCGCGTGTGGACGCGCTCGCCACGGCCTGAAGCCACTCGTCCACCGGGGCCTGATACGACGCCATCAAGAAGTCGTCCGCCGTCTGGCCGACGTAGATGGCCGAGCCTTCCGCGACCGCCGTCTCCGCTTTCGACAGGCCGAACTCCATCCGCGCCTGCTTCGCGCCTTCGAGGGCGACGTAGCCCATGACGCCGCGCTGGCCTGACACCCACCATTTGCTCCAGCGGTCGATGGCATCCAGAGCCAGAGGTGCCTTTCCGGACTCCACGCGGGACACGGCCTCGGCGTTCATGCGCCGCAGCGCCGCCAGAATGGCCGACTTGGCCTTCGCGGCCAAACGCTTCACCCGAGCACCTCTCATCAAGGGCAGCGGGCTACCGCGCAGGCTCTTCTTCGCGATGGACATATCCATCATCGCCGTCATGGATGCGTCGGCCTCTCAATCCGTTCGAGCACGAGCGTCTGAGTAGCCGCCCCTGGCATATGTTCGATTCCGACCACGCGATAACGTGCGCGGGTCGCACCCGCCGGTTCCGGTCTTGCCGCCATGACCACGCTCGGCAGGCTGTATGTCAATCCGACTTTCGACACAGCGCACACATAATAGAGCGTCCCGTTATGTAGGCCGTTAATAACAACTTCTCCGTCAGCGAGCAGCTTCAGGTCTTCGTCCGGCAGTGTCCATCCGGCCGTAGCGGTGCGATATAGCACATACGCCGGTTCTCCGGCATCATTCAGCGATACCGTTACGGTCAACTGCCCGTCGCCAACTACCAGTGCGTCCAATGACGGCGCATCCGGGCTTTCACCTGTCGCTGGTAACGTCCCCTCATACTGGTCCTCATACCCGTACATCACGCCGTTCTCGACATCGTCCTCGGACGGATAATTGATGTCGGCGGGAGCCGTGCGGGGCATGTAATGCCCCTCGGCGGTTTCCTGCCAATGAATCGCATCGAGATCGAGCGCGGTCATTATTGTTCCTTATCCTATTGCCAAGGCACGGCAAGCATTCCCCAACCCACTATCCAATGCCGACCATGCCGAACCATCCCACTTGGCTATTCTGTTAGCGCTGTTACCGCCGGCCGTGGTGAAAGACCCTCCGGCGTAGAGATTGCCACTGGAATCAAATGTCAAGGCAAGGCAAGTACCCCCCAACCCACTACCCAATGCCGACCATGCCGAAC